CAGTCTTTAAAGGAAATGAAAAAATGAGTAATACTCTATTAACAATCTCCAAGATCACCAACGAAGCGTTGATGGTTTTGGAAAACGAACTGACATTTACGTCAGAAGTAGATCGTAACTATGATGACCAATTTGCCGTTGTTGGCGCAAAAATTGGTAACACAGTTAACGTTCGCAGACCTGGTCGTTTCATCGGCACAACTGGCCCAGCATTGAATGTTGAAGATTTCAACGAAACTAGCGTTCCTGTAACATTGAGCACTCAGTTCCACGTTGACACTCAGTTCACCACTCAAGACTTGGCTCTGTCTTTAGATATGTTCTCTGATCGTGTTCTGAAGCCAGCAGTTGCTGCTATTGCCAACAAAATTGACCGTGATGGTCTTTCTATGGCTACTTTGAACACAGCTAACATCGTTGGTGAAGCTAACGTTCCTCCAACTGGTTTGATCACCTTCTTGACTGGTCAGGCTTATTTGGATGCTGAAGGCGCACCACGTGATGGTCGCAGAAGCTGTATCGTTGAGCCGTTCACATCTGCAACTATTGTTGACAGCTTGAAAGGTTTGTTCATGCCTAATGCAAAGATTAGCGAACAATACGAAAAAGGCATGATGGGAACAGACAGCGCTGGTATGCGTTGGCGCATGGACCAAAACGTCGTTTCTCAGCAATTTGGTAACAACAGCACAACTACTGTGACTGGCTCTGTCGCTACTACTACTGCTACTGGATTCTTGACCTCTGGTTGGGCATCTACAAGCACTATTACTGTGACTGCTGCTAACACAGGTACTTTGAACCTCAACGCTGGTGACACGTTCACTATCGCTGGCGTTTACGCTGTCAACCCACAAAACCGCCAAGCCTATGGCTCTAACAAGTTGCGTAACTTCGTTGTTAAATCAACTGTTGCTATCGCTTCTGGTGCTTCTGGCTCTGTGGTTGTGTCTCCTGCTGTGATTACTGCGGGTCAATTCCAGAACGTGTCTATCCCGACTACTTCTGCAACTGCCGCTATCACTCAGTTCAACAGCACAGGTACTGTGTCACCACAGAACATCATCATGCACCGCAATGCGTTCACGGTTGCCGTGGCTGACCTTGAGTTGCCAGAGGGTGTCCATTTTGCTGGTCGTGCAAGCGACAAGGAAATTGGCTTGTCCATGCGTGTTGTCCGTCAATACACCATCAATAACGATAGTATTCCTACTCGTTTGGATGTGTTGTATGGCTGGGCGCCTCTGTACCCAGAACTCGCTTGCCGCGTTGCAGCTTAATTAACTTTTTTAAGGAATAAATATCATGGCCGCACCTAATAGCGTAACAACAATTCACCCAAGTAATTTGGCAGCTAACCAAGCATTGCGCTTGTTGTTTGTGGCAAATGGCGTACCAATCTCCGCTACTGGCGATTCAAGCGTTACTTTGCCTGCACAAAACCTTGGCACTTACAACATTCAGAATGTGGTAATCACAAACGCTAACAAAGATGTTTCTGGTGGCGCTTTGGCTATCTGGACTGCACCCGCAGGCACAGGTACTGAAGTTGTTACTAACGCTTCTTTGACTAGCAATACGAGTTCAACTTATGTAACTAACTCGACTGTGGTTGCAGGCACAAAAGCTACTGCACTAACAGCACAAACTCTGTATGTCAAAGTTGGTACTGCCGTTTCTGGTGGTACTGTGGACATTTATGTCTACGGCTTTGACTTTGGTGTTTACAGTTAAAAACTGTATGAAGTAAAGAAAAGCCATCCTCACAAAGGGTGGCTTTTTCTCTTTTTAAGATACAATTCAATCATTCTGCAAAGGAATATCCATGTCAAAAACCACCATCTCGCGTGGAAATGTTATAGCGCATACTATTTGCCAACTAACGCTACCCGCAACCACGTTTTCTACAACCACCACAGAAGTCACCATTGCTTGCGCTGGCGTTAAGTCTACGGACAAAATCCAAGCTCAAGTTGATGCAGTAATGACTACTGGCGTGGGTATCGGTAATGTGTACACATCCGCAGATAACGCAATCATTGTTCGCTTGTTTAACCTTACTGGCGCTTCTGTTACACAAGCAGCAGCACTCATGTTGGTAAGCATTAAGTCTTGCGAAGACAGCCCAATTCCTACTAACGTAGTCTAATCATGGCTGCATCATCTGTCCAAAGAAATGCTGGTCAGACGGTAGCGCTATCTGTAACTTCTACCGCACACGCGGCAGTTTTGATAAATAGCAACACCAATGACCAGATTAACTACACATCTTTCATCAACACGGGCGCTGCCCCGATTGCTGTAAAGTGGGGGTTAACAGACCCTGGCGCACCCGTATTCCCTACGGATGGCACTAACGGTGACTTTGTGTTGCCTGCTGCCATGAATTTGCCAGTAATCATCGCAACCCCAACAGCACCATACTATTTGACAGCTAAATCCAATTCTGGAACTGCTGGCATCTTGTATGTAACTCCTGCCGCTGACCAATCCTAAAGGGGCGTTATGGCTAACCCTGCCAATTCAGTCATACAAAATCTACTTCCCGTTCAAGCGTATTTCACGGTAGACGGGACTTTTCAGACTTTTATTGGTCAGGGTCAGCCGTTTTACGCAAGCGTAAACCCTAGTCAGTCTGGCTTAGACATAACAAACAGCACGATAAACAGCACCACCATAGGGGCTACAACGCCCTCTACGGCTGCATTTACAAGTGCCACAGTATCAGTAGCGCCTGTTAGTGGCAACGATGTGGTTAACAAGACCTATCTTGACTACTTTGCGACTGGTTTGTCTTGGAAACAACCTGTTTTATGCGCTACCACAGCAAATATCAGTCTAACGGGCGTTCAGACGCTTGATGGAATTTCTGCTGTTGCGGGTTCGCGTGTATTGGTAAAGAACCAAACTGCGGCTGCTGAAAACGGCATTTATATCTCTGCTGCTAGTGCTTGGGCGAGGTCTACGGACACAAATGATTGGACTGAACTGTTGTCAGCCATTGTGTTTGTTGAGTCTGGAACAACTTTAGCGGGTTCAGCTTGGTACTGCACAGCACAGCCTGGTGGCACTATCGGCACAACTGCTGTTAACTGGTCTAACTTCTCTGTCGCTTCTGTCTATACAGCTGGCACAGGGTTAACCCTTGCTAGTTATCAGTTCAGCATTACGCCTGTGGGGACTGCGGGGACTTATGGCTCTGCCTCACAAGTACCAGTATTTATCACTAATGCTAGTGGTCAAGTTACATCGGTAACTAACACATCTATTGCTATTGCGGGTAATCAGATTACCTCTGGCACGATAGATACTGCACGACTTTCTGGCTCATACACGGGCATTACTGGGGTTGGTACGCTGACCGCAGGAACTTGGAACGCTGGCGTTATTGGAGTTGTTTATGGTGGAACTGGCGCTGCTACGCTGACAGGATATGTCAAGGGTACTGGCACAGCAGCACTAACAGCATCTTCTACTATCCCTAGTTCAGACATTACTGGTCTTGGCACAATGTCAACCCAGAACGCTAACAACGTAGCGATTACTGGTGGCACGATTGCAACGCTAACTAGCCCGATTGCAGTAGGCTCTGGCGGTACGGGTGCATCTACCCTCACAGGATATGTAAAAGGCACAGGAACAGCCGCTTTAACGGCTTCTAGCACTATTCCTTCTGGTGACATTAGTGGCTTGGGAACAATGGCTACCCAAAACGCCAACGCTGTGGCAATTACGGGTGGGGCAATAGATGGTGCTTCTGTGGGTGCTACAACGGCATCGACTGGTGCTTTTACTTATGCGTCTACCAGTAGTTCTACTAGCACAACGCCTGCCCTTAGTTACAACGCTTCTAATTCAGCTTTTGTAAATGGCGCAACAATTTCTGGCAGTTACTTACAAAACATAATGCAAAACAAGTCAGCTTCTGCTGGCGCGTCTACCAACTTTGCGGTAAGTAATGATTCTGGAACAGACTCTACCTATTACGGTGAGTTTGGCATGAATTCCTCAGTATTTAGCGCTTCTACACCATCAGATTTTTTCTCGATTAACAACGGTGTTTATTTCTCTGGACACGATGGCGATGTAACGATAGGCTCTGGTAATGGCTTTAAAAGCTACTTTGCTTGGGGAACTGTTGGACAGTCTGCCCACGTAATCAATGCTGTTGGCGCTATTGGCTTATCGACTAACTTAGGCACAACGCCTGCGTTATCAGGTACAACAGGCTTTGGAACATCTGGTCAAGCATTAGTAACGGCTGGCTCTGCTTCCGCTGCAACATGGGGAACAGTAGGCATAAATGGAGGCGGTACAAATGGAACGGCTACTGCTACTGCTGGTGCTATCGCCTATGGTACTGGTACTGCTTACGCATTTACTGCCGCAGGTACTAGCGGATATGTCCTGACCTCAAACGGTGCAAGTGCGCCAACTTGGGAAGTAGCAACCGCTAACGCTACGGTGACAGATGACACCACAACAAACGCTACACGTTATCCATTGTTTGCAAATCAAACGACTGGCAACCTTACAACCGAGTATGTAAGTTCTACAAAACTTAAATACAATCCAAGCACAGGGGCGTTGACCGCTTCTCAGCTAATCATTGCACCTTAAAGGAATATCATGGGTCAATTAGTCTTTCAAGCAGCTTTAGGCGGTCAAGTTAACTTGGTTGGCCCTAACACGGCATCCACCTTTAACCTAAATGTGCCTGCGGCAAGCGACACCATCGCGGTGATTGGTACAGCACAGACATTTACAGCCACACAGACCTTTAACGGCTCTACCAGCGTCTTTGGCGCTACTTTGTTGGACAGCAATGAGACTGTAAACATCGTGGCTTCTGCGCCTTCTAGCACTACTAATTACTATGTGCAAAACGGCTCAGTTCAGTACTACACAACAAGTGCGGCTAACAACTGGACACTAAACATAGCGTTTTCAAGCGGTACTAGCATGAATACAGCATTGGCTACGGGTCAGTCTGTAACCTTTGCTTTGGTGACCACACAAGGGTCTACTGCTTACTACAACTCTGCTGTCACTATTGATGGCACATCTGTTACGCCTAAGTGGATAGGTGGCGCACCGACTGCTGGTAATGCTTCTGGACTTGATGTGTATCGTTATGCCGTGATTAAAACAGCAAGCGCAACATACACAGTTTTGGCTTCACTAACACAGTACAAATAATGCCAGTTAATCAAACCTCTGGAAATCTAACCACCGATGCTTTTGGGGGTGGTGTTGCGACTGTGCCTAACTACATCGAGGATGTGTTTTCGACTTATCTTTATACGGGAAACGGCACATCTCAGACAATTACTAACAATGTTGATTTATCTACCAAAGGTGGTTTTGTTTGGTTGAAATACAGAAGCGGTTCTGCTTCAACTACATACCATCATGTTTATGATTCAGCCCGTGGTAAAAGTGGTAATCCTTCATATAACTATCTTTATACAAATGCTACAAGCCCGCAAGGAACTGGTTCGTATGGCCCAACATCATTCAACACAACTGGCTTTAGTCTTAATGATTATTTAAATGAATCGACAATTCCTTATGTATCTTGGACTTGGGCAAAGCAGCCTAAGTTCTTTGATGTTGTGACTTATACGGGTACAGGTTCTAATACAACCATTGCCCATAGTTTAGGTTCAGTACCTGGCTGTATTATGGTCAAGCGCACAGATAATTCTGGTGCATGGCAGGTATATCACAGTTCATTAGCAAACACAGAATATCTTGTTTTAAACACAACTGCCGCCAAAGCAACTGGCGCAACTCGTTGGAATTCAACTACACCTACATCAACAGTATTTAGCCTTGGCACTGACGCAACTGTTAACGCATCTGGCGGTACTTATGTGGCATATATCTTCGCCCACAACGCAGGTGGCTTTGGCTTAACTGGTACAGACAATGTAATTAGCTGTGGGTCTTTTACTGCGTCTGGCGGTTTTGCCACTGTTACTCTTGGTTATGAGCCTCAATGGTTAATGGTTAAACAGTCCAATGGGAGCGGAGACTGGGGTTTATATGACATTATGCGAGGCATCCCTACTGGAAGCGATAAAAGAGTTTTATACCCAAACACATCTGGCGCAGAAGTAAATGGTAATAATCCATTTGACGTTACGGCAACTGGTTTTAATGTTACTAATTCATACGCATTCCCAGGCACTGGGTCTGGTAATGAAACTTTTATCTACATAGCCATACGCAGAGGCCCGATGAAAGTGCCTACTGATGCGACTAAGGTGTTTGCGCCAATAGCACGAACAGGTACAGGTTCTGCTACAACAATTACATCTGGGTTTGCTACCGACTTTGTGATGGCAGGGCAGAGAAATACAAATGGTTATATTTTTTATGATAAATTGCGTGGGCTTCGCCCATATTTAGTTCCAAATGGAACTTATGCTGAATTTACAGCGGCAACAAATGTAATTACTGGCTATAACAATACTGGTATAGATGTAGGAGCAGATACTAGCAATTACATTATTAATAATTCTGGTATTTCATATATTCAGTATCAAATGCAGCGCGCCCCATCATTCTTTGATGAGGTTTGCTATACGGGTAATGGGTCAACACAGACAATTGCACATAATTTAGGTGCTGTGCCTGAATTAATACTTGGAAAAAATCGTACAACAGGTGGCAATAATTTTCCTGCAACATTCAATTTCACATCAACAAATTCTAGTTACGCATTTATAAATACAACTTCTGCTGGAGGTAATGATATTTATGCAAATGTTGGGGTAATGACTGCACAACCAACATCTACAAATATATATTTAAGTAATTCTGGTTCAATGAACACTAGTGGTAATGCACAAGTTGCTTATTTATTTGCATCATGTCCTAACGTAAGTAAAGTCGGCACATATACGGGCAATGGAACAACCCAAACTATAAACTGTGGGTTTACAGGTGGGGCAAGGTTTGTACTCATAAAGTGTACGAGCGCAACTGGTGATTGGTATGTCTACGACACAGCCCGTGGCATGACAACGCTAACTGACCCATATCTATTGTTAAATAGCACAGCCGCAGAATCTGCAACGCTAGGTTCTGTAACAACAGTATCAACAGGCTTTGCGCTTAATTCAACCATTCTTGCGGCTATTAACACAAATGGCGCAACATTTTTGTTTCTTGCGATTGCATAAGGAAAATCATGGAAATCAGAACTCAATCAGGTCAAGTCATGTACGAAGCAGAGTTTCGTGCATATACCCTTTCTAATGGTGGCCCTACATGGGGTACAACAACACCAGAAGTGCTTACAGAACTAGGCGCAAGCGTAGTCTTAGAAAGCCCCACACCAACGATTACACGTTACCAAGGCATTGCCCGTGATGGCGTTGAGCAAATAGATGGTCAATGGTTTACTAAATGGAAAACTGTTGATTTTGATGATGCTGTAAAAGCGGTAGTCGATGAGCAACAGGCCAAGTCTGTGCGTAGTTCACGGGATGAGAAACTTAAAGATACTGATTGGACACAAGTAGAAGATGCGCCTGTGGATAAAACAGTATGGGCTACATATCGTCAAGAACTGCGTGATTTAACTAAGCAGTCTGGCTTTCCTTGGGAAGTCACTTGGCCTGATGCCCCATGAGATATGTCTGGAAAATCACAGAGCTAAAAACCGAGGGTGATGCACTCACGGCTAAATATCACGCTTCTTTGATTGACGATATAACGATTGAAACTGAGGGCTATTGGACATTCCAAGAACCCAAGTCTTTGGATGGCGTAACAGAAGAAACTGTTGCTGGTTGGATTGATGATGAGACTACCAAAGATGGGGTAAGTAGCATAAAATCAAGGCTACTGGAACAGTTTAATGCGGTAAAAAGCAGTCAGGATTTGGCATTGCCTTGGAGACCACCAACTTTCAAGCCAAATTTATAAGATAAGGATTCAACATGGTAATGCCAATAGAAATCATTAGCAGAGCATTGAAGGACATTGGCGCATTAGAAGCTGGTGAGACACCTACGCCAGACGCGGCAGCAGATGCTTTTGATATGCTGAACGACCTTGTTGACCAATGGTCAAACGAAAACATGATGGTTTTCAACGTCACAGAAATTATCTTTCCTGTGATTTCTGGTCAAGTTCAATACAGCTTAGGCCCTTACCCACAAACGACAAACTTTATCGGTGCGTCATTCAATGGGTCTATTTCTGGCAACATTCTTACTGTTACTACGGTAAATTCTGGTGCTGTCGCGCAAGGTCAATTCTTGAGTGGAACTGGCATAACGTCAGGCACAAAGATTACGGGAAGCATCACAGGCGGTGGCGGTAATGTTATCCAAGCGGGTACTTACCGAGTCAACATAAACCAAACAGTCGCTACAACCTCGATTACAGCTAACTACCAAAAGCCATTAAACATTGATTCTGCTTTTGTTAGGGTAAACACTACTGCTAATGGACAGCCGATTCAAGGCGGTGGTTTGGATTACCCCATATCGGTATTGGCGTTGCAAGACTATCAGATGATTGGTTTAAAGACGCTAAATGGGCCTTGGCCTAAAGCGGTGTATTACAACCCTAATGAAGATTCTGGCAACTTGTTTCTGTGGCCCAACCCCGCACAGGGCGAGATGCACTTGTTTGCCAATACTTTGTTTATTCGGTATGGCTCACTAAACGAGTCCATTACTTTGCCACAAGGCTACTCAATGGCTCTCAGATGGTGTTTGGCAGAGCGTTTAATGCCTATGTATGGCAAAGCCTCACAGACCCAAATAGCGATGATTTCTCAGTACGCAGCGCAAGCAAAATCCACACTAAAACGCACCAATATGAGTCCGCTACAAGTGGCTCGTTATCCTGATGCCTTGCTAGTGAGCAAAGCCAAAGATGCGGGCTGGGTGCTCACAGGTGGCTTTATCTAGTACATTTTAGGCTAAATATAACTTAAATGTATTACATATACACGCACATTAGAAACGATGTAAACGAGCCTTTTTATGTTGGAAAAGGCAAGGGGAAGCGTTGCGATTCTAAAAGGGGTCGTAATGAATATTGGCATAGGGTTGCTGATAAACATGGCTACCAAATAAAAATCGTTGCTGATAATTTAGACGAAGAATTAGCATTTTTGGCAGAAGCTGAATGTATCGACCTTTATAAACGCCTTGGATATAAATTAGTCAATATGACCGATGGCGGTGAAGGCGCGTCTGGCTATCAACATACTGAAGAACACAAAGCCAAAATGGTTGGCAATGAATATTGGAAATTAGCCAAGACTAATGGTTTTTTGGGCAAAACTCATTCTGATGAACAAAAAGCCAAATGGACAGAATCTCGCAAAGGTACGCCAAGCCCGCGCAAGGGCGTAATTCTTTCTGATGAAATTAAACAAAAAATGAGTCAATCCAAAACTGGAAAACCTTTAAAAGCAAAAAGAGTTTTGTCAAACAATCAAGTGCGTGAAATTCGTATCTTATTGGACAGCAACACAATCGCTTTTATTGCTAGACAGTTTGGCGTAGGTGAATCAACCATTCGCAGAGTTAGAGATGGCGAGCGTTACGGAGATGTAATTTAATGCCTGATTTTGGCTTTGTCGGCCCAAGTTACGAAACACCTAGCATCTACCAAGATTCGCAGGAGTGCATCAATTTCTTTCCAGAAGTTGACGCTATGAAGCAGCCTGGCACTCGCGGTGTGGTGGCTCTTTACCCTACGCCTGGTCTGACCGCACAGGTCGTATTGCCTAACCAGCAAGAAGTGCGCGGTATGCGTACCTTGTCGGGTGGAACTACGATGATTGCGGTGTGTGGCCCTTATGTCTACGCGCTGACTTCTAACCTAGTACCGTCAGTTATTGGCACTTTAAATTCCAGTTCTGGGATTGTAAAAATTAGCGATAACGGCATAAACGTCTATATTGTTGATGGGGCTTATCGGTATACATGGTACATATCTAGCCCTGCTACGGCTGTATTTACCGCATCTACAAGCGGTACAACGCTTACTGTTAGCTCTGTGTCTAGTGGCACTTTAGCGGTTGGGCAGTCTTTGTATGGTGTTGGTGTATTAGCTGAAACCGTGATTACTGCGCTAGGCTCTGGGTCAGGTGGTGCTGGTACTTACACGATTAACCGAAGCCAGACAGTAGCTGCCGAGAGCATGAATTCGGCTACTGTTGGCGCTACATTTACCGCGACTATTGCAGGCACTACATTAACTGTTTCTGCGATAGCGTCAGGTGCTTTACATCTTGGGCAAACCATTCAAGGCGCAGGCGTTACGCTTGGTTCAATTATTAAAGCATTTGGAACGGGTACGGGTGGTGCTGGCACTTATACATTAAGTACATCTAGCACAGTCGCTGCTGGTGTAACGATGTATGGCATCAATTTCTCTGTTTTGCCGTCTACGGATGGTGCGTTTTCTGGGGCTAATACAGTAGATATTATTGATAACTACTTTGTATATAACAACCCAACAACCCAACAATGGGGTGCTAGTGACTTACTTTCGCCTATATCACCGACTACCAGTTACGGGTTAAAAGACGGTGCGCCTGACGATTTAATTGCTTTGATTGTTGACCACAGAGAAGTCTATTTAATGGGTGAGGCTTCATCTGAAGTTTGGACAGACATTGGTGCTGTGCCGTTTCCGTTCCAGAGAATACCAGGCACTTCAACCCAACACGGTATTGCAGCGCCCTTTTCGGTGTATCGCTTTGGTGATTCCTTTGCCTATGTATCAAGAAACAGCCGTGGTCAAGCCCAAGTCATGCAAATGAAGGGCTACACACCGACCCGTATTTCTACCCATGCCGTTGAGAATTCCCTAACTGGTCAGTACATAGACGATGCGATTGCTTGGACATATCAGCTTGAAGGGCATGAAATCTATGTGGTTACATTCCCTACGATAAACCTGACTTGGTGCTATGACCTTGCGTCTGGGATGTGGCACAAGTGGCTATATACCGCCTCAGACAATACATATCAACGACATAGGGGTAACTGCTGTGCTTTGTTTCAGGGCATGGTGCTTGTTGGCGATTACTCCAACGGCAAGATTTACGAACTAAGCAAAACCCATTACACAGATGATGGTCAGAACATCCGCAGATTGCGTAGAGCGCCTCACTTAGTTGCTGACTTTCAAAGACAGTATTTTGATGAGTTTCAGATTCAGTTCCAGCCTGGCGTGGGAACTACGGGTTTATCACGCACGACTGTTGTAGTAGCGCCAGCGCCTAACCCTGACCCTTACTATATTTATCCTAACGCTACGCTGACGATTGGCCCACTAGAAATCTTCACCATTGGTAACGCTACTGGTGGTGTGGTGATTTCATCAACTACAACCAGTCCACAAGCAATGCTTAGATGGTCAAACGATGGCGGTTCTACTTGGTCAAACGAGTTTTGGACACCGATTGGCGCATTGGGCAAGTACACAAATCGCGCTATCTGGAGGCGATTAGGTACGGCTAGGGATAGAGTATTTGAGGTGTCAATGACTGACCCTGTAAATGCGGTGATTGTGTCGGCTAACCTAAAATCTAGTGCTGGAGAGAATTGATGGCTACTGGCATTTCAAACACCTCACAGCTAAACCCATACCCACAGTCTGAATTCCTTGATGGACAGACTAAAAGACCGACACGGGCTTGGCAACAGTTCTTTTTGAACTTGCTGAACTTTTCTAGCGCAGCGACTGCAACGGCTGGAAGTGCGACTTTGCCAGCAAATCCTGTTGGTTTTATCAACATCACGATAAATGGGGTGGCTTACAAAGTCCCCTATTACAATCAGTAAAAGGAAATAATATGGCTATCGGTGGCTCAGACTCAGCATTACAGACGCAACTTAAAAACCTATATACGTCTAATTTAGACCCTAATATAGTTAAAAACACGCCTACAAGTTTACCGAAGGCTAAACCAATTACTCAGATGGTCTATGAGGGCGCAACTGAGGATAACCCTTATGGAACTGGTAGAAGAATTAGCCAACAAGTAGATATTGGCCCAGACTTTACTGGTTTAACGCCTGATAGAAACGCTGTTGGTGGAGAAGAAACACTTACATATCGCAAACCAGTTTCTCCTTACATTGACGCTGTTTATGATGATTCTGGAAGGCTAACTGGTTACGAAGGAAACAACAACGCATATCTAACTGACCAAAGTTATGTGCATGGTTCTTTTGATACAAGTGGTAAAGCAAACCCTGTATACAGAACTAAGAGCGCTGGTGGATTCTTCCAAGGTCAGTTACCAGCAATGATTGCATTGGCAGCGGCTGCGTATGGCTTGCCTGGCGTTAAAGAGGCGGTTGGTGCTGCGCCCGCTATCGGTGCTGCGCCTGTTGGCGGTGCTGTTGCTAGTGGCGTTACTGGAAGTGGATTGACAGCGGCACAAATAGCTGCAAATACTGCTGCTGCTAGTTCAGTAGAAGCATCACAGCTTGCTGGTCTAGCGGGAAGTCAATTAGGTGGTCAAATCGCTGCTGGTACTCTTGGCGCAACGGCATTAAATGCTTTAGGGCCTACTGCTGCTGAAGCGGCTGCTGCTACTAAAGCGGCTGCTGCTGTAGAGGCTTCTCAACTTGCTGGTCTAGAGGGTAGCACTTTAGGTGGAGAAATTGCTGCTGGTACTGTTGGTGCTACGGCTGCGGCTGCAAAAGCGGCTGAAGCGGCAGCGACTGCAAAAGCTGGAACTGGTTTGTCAGACCTTTTAACGCCTGCAAACGCACTTATTGGTAAAGTTTTATTAGATGCTGCTGGTGGAACAAAAACTGTTGATGCTATTAAAACTTCTGCTGCAACACAGCAAGCGGCTGCTGATGCGTCTAGAAATGATTTGTTGGGGCTTTATACCGCACAACAAGGCTATCAACGCCCGTACATGGCAACTGGCACTAATGCTTTAAGCAATTTAGGCGCATTGGGAACTGGTACATACCAAATGTACGATGAAAAGGGTAATCCAACTGGCACTGGCACAGGCTCTGGTTATTTACAACACCAGTTTGATGCGTCTGACTTAGCAAAAGGATTAGCGCCTAACTATGACTTCATGCTTCAGCAAGGTCAAATGGCTAACCAACGTGCCGCTAATATGGCTGGTGGAGGCTTTGGTGGCAATGCGCTACAAGGTTTAAATCGTTACACGCAAGACTACGCAGGAAATGCTTACCAAAATGCGTTTACTAATTACCAAACTCAACGGCAAAACATTTTTGGTGATTTGACAAAACTTGCTGATATTGGTCAAGGCGCTACAAATCAACTAGCTAAAACAAGTGATGTATACGGTACTAACTTGACTAATTTGAATGTCGGAAATGCCGCAGCGCAAGCAGCAGCACAAGTCGCAGCCGCCCAACAAGCTGGCACTAACTTGTCGAATGTTGGCAATACTGCTGTCGCGGCTGCTTTGTTAAATCAAAACCCAAACATTGCAAAAGTTAATGTCAATGTTTAATAAGGATAAATAATGGCTGACTTTTATACAAATTATCCTGCACCACAAAAGCCCATGACCTTGGGCGAGATGCTCAACATGGCTAGTGGTGTTCAACAATACCAGCAAGCGCAACAGATGAATCCTTTGGCTTTGCAAAGAGCGCAACAGGAAGTTGAGCAAGCAAGGCAAATCAACCCACTGGCTTTGCGTCAAAAGCAAGCGGAAACTACGTTAGCGGAAGATACATTACAACCTAAGATTCAACAACAACAAACTATTACCGAAAAAGGTCAGTTTGAATTTGAATCTAAAAAAGCTGATAAAAGCCGAGAAATTATTAGTGCTTTGGCTCAAAGTCCAGCATTTCGTAGTGGTAATCGCAATGAAATGATTAAAGAACTTTCTGATACACATGAAGAATTATTACGTTCTAAAATTCCACCACAAGAAGCCTTGTTAGCAATGTCTGCGCTTACTAGCAAAGTAATGCAAGACCCAAAAAGCGCTGTTTTATTTTTGGAAAATTATGTTCGTCAAAGTGTAAGCCCAGAGTCTCGTCTAAGCCTACAAACGCCTCAACTTACTATCCAAGCGGGTGCGCCAGCAACATTTACATCTGGAACAAGCACATTAGCGCCAGCAAACATAGCGGGACAACCGCCTATGCCTCAACAGCCACAGCAAGTGATGCCCCAACAAGGTGTGCCTCAAGGTATGCCCCAACAACCGCCCCAGCAAGCCCCACAGCAACCGCCACAAGGCGTAACGCCAACGCAAATGTCGTTGCAGTACCCAGTGCGCAGGGCTGGCGATATTCGCCCATTAGCGCCTAATGAAGCCGTTGATACAGAAAAAGGCGTGGCATACAGAAACGCTTTAACAACCCGTCAAACAGATTTAGCAGCATCACGTAGAAACCTTGATGAAGTTATACAGCAAGCAGCGCAGATTTCTAAAGAAGATTTGTTTTCAAGCGGTGTATTAGGCGCAGTTACTCGAACCGTTAAAGGTTGGGCGGGTGACCCTAAATATAAGCAACTTAGCAAAGATTTGGCTAATGTGCAGATTTCAAACATTCAAGCTCAAGGCGGTTCTTTAGATACTGTTGCTGGTCAACATTTAACCAAAATGGCGAATGGTGATGAGACATATCCACCAGATGTATTGACTAACATCGCTAGAAGAACCTATGCTGATTTGACTAACTTGGATATGCAAGCCACGGCAGCGTCTAAGTTTGCACAAAAATATGGCGATAGCAACTTAAATTCTTTCAAGCGTACATGGTCTTCTAACGCTGACTCTAAAGTGTTTGAAGCCATGAGCATTTTTGAAAATGTAAAAGACCCTAAAAAAGCCAAAGAAGAAATAGACAAGTTGCTTGGTGATAACCCACAGCAACGCCAACAGTTCTTCAATAAATACAATAACATTAAGAAATTAACAGCCACAGGGGAACTCTGATGGATGAATTAGGTGCATTGATTCTTGGCGAAAGACCCAAAGAAAAAGGGTCAGACATTGTTGCGCCTAACAAAAGCAGAAACACAGGAAAAAACCCACAACTGCAACCAGAGCCAGACAGACCTGACGAACTGGGTAGTTTGATACTTGGTAGCGCACCAGCGCCTACGCAACAAGCCTTACAAAAGCCTAGTTCATTCCGTGGCAATGTTGGCGAAGCGTTAACTAAAGCGTTTCAAATGAAACAAGCCATGCCTGCAACTGCGGCTGCTGGACTTGATGTGCTTGCTGGCGGTCTTGCTGGGGTGGCTCAACTGCCTGCCTATATTGCTGGCAGAGCGTTTGGCCTAAGCGATGTAGAAGCAGAACGCGCAGCATCTAAAGTCCCACAGCAACTAGCACAACCTTTTGGTCGCATGACAGGATTGGCACAAACGCCAGCCTATCAGCAATCATTTCCTACACAAGCAGCAGAGAAGGTTAGTCAACTTGTACAACAAAATGTTGTTGAACCTATTGCCGAAAGAACTGGTTTAAGCCCGATTGATGTTGGACAAGGCGTTAATGCTGCAATGTTGGCTGCACCTATGGCTGCTAGACCTATTGCTAGGGGCTTGGCAGAGGCTAAAGCAGCGTTGCCTACTGTGCGTGTTGAAACTGTCGGTAAGCCTAGCGGTATGCAATCAGGCGGTGCGGCTGCTACTACCAACAAAGCAACTTTAGATGCAGCCCTTGCTGAAATAAAGAACCCAGAATTAAAAGCCCAACTTGCTAAAGAAAACCCTGCCAGTATTGACCCTAAAGCGTTAGAGCGCTATGTTGATGCTGACAGCGTAGGCGTTCAGTTAATGAAAGGTCAAGCAACGCAAGACCCTAATTTAATTTCTTTTGAGCGCAATGTAAGAGGCCAAGACCCAAGGTTAGTTGAAAGACTAAATCAGCAAAACAAAGCCTTGCAAGAAAAGGTAGGCGAAGTAAAAGAAAAGTCTGCCCCAGATGTATTTGCCCCTGACTATGTGGCTAATGCTGAAGGCGCAATGGAGTTTATTGGCAACAAAATCAAACAGAACGAAACTTCTGTTGGCGAAGCATATAAAGCATTAGATGACTTTGGTGCTGGAAAGATTGAAGTTGATAGCAAAACCTTTGGTGAAAAAGCTATAAAAGCGTTGTCAGAAAAAGAAGATATAGACTTTTTGCCTTCCATAATTAAATCAAAGATTGATTCTTATGTTGGTGGCAAACCAATGAACTTTGCCCAATACGAGAATCTACGCACTCAGATTGCTAGGGAAACCCGTAAAGCACAAAAAGCAGATGATGGCAACGCTGTCCATGCCTTGACTTTGGTGCGTGGTGAACTAGAAAAACTGCCTTTGATTGGCGAAACAGTAGAAGCTAAAGCGCTTGCTGACAAAGCTAGGTCAACGGCTAAAGCTGAGTTTGATTTGTTAAACCGTGATAGCCCTAACTACAACAAAGTTTATGCTGATTTAGTTAACGGTAAGACAGACACCAAAGACTTTATCCAAAGTGCTGTTTTGCGGTCTAAGAACAAAGACTTTGCCAAAACAATGGAATTGTTTGATGACCCAACTGCCAAACAACATTTACGCGCTGGCGCTTTAGACATCATTATTAAAGATTCAACGGATGCAAGCGGAAAGTTTAAGCCTGCTGCTTTTGCTAAAGCCATAGACAATTTAGATGTAAACAAGAAACTAGATGTTTTGTTTGGCGAAGAAGCGCAAACTTTGCGTAAGATTGCCAGAACTGGTCAACTTGTTGAGGCTCGACCCGCAGGCGCATTTGTAAATGAATCAAACACAGCCACAGCATTGGCGGCTCAGTATGGCAAGAAACTAGCAGAGCAAATTCCTGTTGTGGGCAGATTTGTAGAGCCTGCTCGTCAAGTGCTGGCAGAGCGTCAAGCTAAAAAAGCAGTCGAAGAATCATTGCGCCCTGGCGCTGGCGTAAAAATTAAAGACATAGGAAAACAATAATGGCAGTCAATCTCTCACCCATTGGTAACGGCTTTCAGTTCTTTACCACCACAGGCATACCCCTAGCGGGTGGGTATATCTATACCTATCAGGCTGGCTCGACAACGCCTTTAAGCACCTATACAACGGTTACTGGCACGATTGCTAACACCAATCCCATCCAGTTAGGAACGGATGGCAGACCGCCACAAGAAATCTGGCTAACAAGCGGTTCTTCATATAAGTTTGTGCTGACAGACTCTACTAACGCTGTGATTGCAACCTATGACAACCTTTACGGAATTATTGGTACAACGCCTGCTGTTAGTGCAGTTCCTTCTGGCGGCATTATTATGTGGTCTGGCAGTATTGGTTCAATACCTACTGGTTACTACATTTGTGATGGCACAAACGGCACTCCTGATTTGCGTGACCGCTTTGTTGTGGGTGCTGGAAACACCTATGCTGTCGGTAATACTGGCGGTTTTACTTCTGCTGTGACTTCAAACGTAGGCACAAACCTACCTCTGTACTACGCACTTGCGTTTATTCAGAAGTCCTAAGATGGAAGATATAGAAGTCCGTATGGCAGTTCACGAAGCTATCTGCGCTGAACGATACAAGAATATTGAAATCTCGTTGGCTACTGGCGAAAAACGGATGACGAAGATTGAGTATCTTTTGTACGCGGTTATGGGTTGCGTGTTGTTAGGCCCTGGCGTGGCGGCAACCATCGTTCACAAGCTATTCGGAGTGTGACATTGACCCGTTTAGCCTACTTTTGTTGGCACAGGGCGCAGTCGCTGCTGTTAAACAGGGCTGTTCAATGTTGCACGAAGGTCGGCTACAACTGGAGGGCGCTAAATCCACTATCCAAGGCGTACAAGAAGATTTTAAAGCGATTAAAGGACTATGGGATTGGTTGCTTGGGCTGTTTAAGCCTACCGAAGCCAAGCCTGTGGCGAAAGCGAAAACCCTTAAAAGAGACAGTTCCTACGAAACAATGGAACTTGTTGTTATCAAAGATGTGGGAACGCAGCTTGGCAACTTCTTTGACTTACAGGCTCAGTTAAAAAACTATTACGCTTCTTTGGAAGCAGAATCGAAAGAACACTATGACCCAAATCAAAATACTTCTAAAAAAGCTATTGAACGTAGTTTGGTGGAACTCCAAATGGAAAATCTTGATGCAGAAATTCGGGAGCAAATGACCGTATATGCGCCAGCAGAACTAAAAGCGATATACACCAGATTCTTGAGGATGTACGCAAGAATTCAGCAAGAACAGGAATGGGCTAGAAGCGAAGAAGTTAGAAAGTTAAGACAACAGCGTTGGAAGCAAGAGCAAGACGAGATTCGCTTTATTGAAATTACAAGTGGAGTTGTTGCCGTGATGTTCATATCTATATTTTTTGGGTGGCTCATGTGGGAAATACAAAACTTGTCTGGTGGGTTCTGATAGGCGTGGCAATATGCGTGATTGTTGGCTTAACCTCGATAGCATACATAGAAACCCTATACATGAAAGCGCAACTTAGACAGGAAATGAAAGAGTTGCGTAAACTTAAACGGGAAATCAAGGAGGCGAAATGAATGAATTACTCAATCTTCTCAAGGGTGTCGCACCCACGCTGGCAACTGCTGTGGCTGGCCCTTTGGGTGGCGCTGCTATTACCGCTTTGGCTAGTAAGTTTGGTGTTTCTGATTCCGTTGATGCTGTTGCAAAAGCTATTGCTGGTGACCCACAAGCAGCGCAAAAACTAGCAGAGATGGAACTGGAATACTACAAAACAGAGCAAAACAACCTCACAGAGCGCCTCAAAGCAGACATGGGGTCTGACTCTTGGTTGTCCAAAAACATACGCCCAATGGTGCTTATATTCCTTTTGCTTGCGTATACGGGCTTTGCTATTGCTTCCATGTTTGATTACGAGACTAGGGGTAACTATGTCGAGTTACTAGGCAACTGGGGCATGGTTGTTATGTCGTTCTACTTTGGTGGCAGAACTATGGAAAAGATTACAGAAAAGGTTAAGAAATGAATCTTAGCGACCACTTTAGCCTTGAGGAAGCGACTTATAGCGAGACTGCTATACGGTTGGGGATTAGTAACCAGCCCGATGAACGCCAACTAGCCAACATGAAAGTGGCTGCTGGACATTTGGAGGAGGTGCGTAATGTCACAGGCGCTTTGCGTGTTAATTCTTGGCTACGCTTGCCCGATGTTAATGTGGCTGTCGGTGGTTCAAAAGTATCCTCCCACATGGATGGTTGGGCTATTGATTGTTCTTCTAATGCTCATACTCCTTACGAACTATGCCAGCTTGTTTTAAAAGCAGGCATCAAATTTGACCAATGTATACACGAATTTGGAAAGTGGATGCACATATCCTTTGCGCCTGAGATGCGCCAGCAAGCACTTACCATCTTTAAACCAGAAGGCAAGTACAAGCCTGGCATCCTCACAGAAGCCGAATACTAATCTTTGTCCATGCTGACCCAAAGAATAGCCACCAAGATGCCTGCGCCTATCAAAGCACCAATACAAAGAACAACAATAATGGTTAATATGCTTGAAATCATAGTTTTGCGTAGTTCCGTTTAGTTACCACAGCTTTGGCAAACACATAAAATTGTCTAGGTTTCATGTCTTTTTCCTTTTGTGCTGCTTTGCGTTCTGCGGTTAGTGCTTGTTGGCTCTTGGCTACACCCCAGAAATCTGGGTAAAAAGTAGCCATGAATTTGGGGTGAAATGCGTTCATGTGTAGTGTCTCCAAAAATAGTAGATAAATACAGCAAGGGCTATTTGCCCCATAAGAATAGCAAAGTCTGTGATGTGTGTCATCAAAAGTCTATATCTTCTTCTTTAGGCTTTGGCGCGTTCATGTACGCCCAACCTGACCAACCACCTTCTACGATAGGCATACAGTCAAACTTCAGCATAGGGCCGTTCTTGGTCTCAATCACAGACCCAATGCGTTGATAGCGGTTCTTTTCTTGACCGTCTTTGTTGGTGTATTTGCCTGTGATGACGCTGACTTCATATTGTGTTTTAGACATTCTTTGCTTTCAAGTTGGTTAATTTATTTACTTTTTGGTCTAATTCTTTGAGGAATAGATTTACTTCTTCTTCTAGCGTTGCTACATAAGCTGCATCAAAATCGACACGTTTAACAAACAACTGAAGGTCTTGGGGTAATCGTGGGTCAAAAGATACAAAGTCGCACCATTGACGTTCACAGCAACGCAACTGCCATTGAATTTGCGGAATGTATTTGGATGGCACTTTGTCAGACAAAAGTGTTTCCACCATCGTATTTGTCTGTGGGCATTTCACTTCTAGGATTCCAAACAAACCCACAAGGGCATCTGGTGATGCGCCAGCCATTGCAATTTTGGGATGGTTAACAAACCCAACAGTTTCAGTCAAAAGATTATTAGCGTTCTCGTAACAACTGACTGCTAGTGGCTCGTTGTCTACACCCCATTGCATCGCAGAGTTTGTAAACGATTCACCCTGCGTATTGGTAAGTCGTTCACAGATTAGCTGTGCCATGTAGTTATCTCGACTAGCGGAATAGCCTGATTTGGTTTTAGCAATTACATCTGCTACCCGACTAGCGGTAACTTTGCCTAATCTGGCGGCAAACCATTCTTCTGTACGTTGTTCCATTATTGTTCCTTATAAGTTTTAATTAACTCTTGAAATATTGCATCTTTGCAAATATCAAACAATCTTTTTACTTCCGTTTTGCTTGTGCCATCAGAAAGAGAGGCCTCTGCCGCAACCATCAATGCACAAATTAAAACCAATTCTTTTTCAACATTACCTGGAAATAAACCCCATATTTCATCTAAGTATTGTTCTATTTCATCTCTATCTTGACCAAGAAAAAGATTCATTTCAAACTCCGTTTCATTAAGTCTTTAGCTGCCGTTACTGCTTCTAACCATTCTTTGTCTGTGCCTGCTGCCTTGTAAGCATCTTTGAACGCTGTTTGCAGTTCTTCTACATTCTTTGCGTCTTGTATAGCTGTAAGGTGGTCTTGCATGGCGTTGTGGTTAGCCTTGGTTTCCTTAGGCTTCTTAGATGCAGCGTTGCCATCGTCATCTTCTGGCGCTATACCGCAAGCCGACATAAGCGAATAGCGTCTGGCATAAGTCAACGCAGAACCATAACCCTGTGGGTCGTGCTTGCTGGCTGGCACAAACAACTGACCGCAGTTCAAAGTCTCGCCAGATTCGTGGATAAATACAGTTTCAACAACAACCCCGTCAGGGTGTGGCTGATTCTGTTGAATAAGTGCTATGCCGTTGTCGTTTAAAGCGTCTATGACAGCTTCTACGCAAGCAGATAGGTCAGCGTAGCGTGAACGAAAGTGTGGGTTTGTAGCAGTCTTTAAAGCAGGCCCAAACGCCTTTTGTGCTTTGACTAACGCTGTGGCAATGTTTTTCATTTAGTTTCCTTTTCATAAACTACACAAGTCATACCAAATAAGTGCTGGTCAAAGTCAACCAAGTCGTAAGTGAAATTGCTTTCCTTAACATCTAGGTTGTATTTGACAGACAAGATAAGCGCTAAGGCTTCTTTGATTTCTTCAATGGTGAGTTCGAGTCGCATTTATTTTCCTAACATAAGAATTGCTGTGATAAATCCTGCGACAAAGCCAGATAGCCAGAAAAGCACTTTGTCTGCAAGGGTCGTGGTGGTGTAAGGGCCATCAATGCCGTGTTGGGTGTATTTGTCGAGTTTCATGCGTTTTCCTGTTTAGATTCGTAACGGGCAAGGGCGTAGTCAAGTGCATCGTTGTCGGCTTCTTCTTTGCAAGCCTTGGCGTATGCGCTTTCTAGGGTTTGGATTACTGTGTCGCGTAACAGTTCGTGGATTTCGCCACCATTGACGTACACAAACCAAAGGTTGCCTGTATATGCCTCAAAGTAACATTCGAGGTCTTGACCAGGCACATCGTGATGCTCACAAATCATCTGGTCTAAGTCGTGGTGCTGCGTGGGGAATGTCATAAAGTTTCCTTAAAAGACCCTTTTGCTAAATTGCTAGGGCATGAATAAATTATAACCTAGGTTGTGTCTTTTTAACATCAATATAAAAATAAAAACCCTTATGTTGTTTTTGTGCAACTTAACCTAAGTCATGTAAAATTTATGCAATGGACAAACATAAATTCATTGCATTAGCAGGCTCACAGGGTGAACTTGCCAAACTTTTAGAGATAAGCCAAGCGGCTGTGTCTAAATGGAAAACAGTTCCAAAAGCAAGAATCTGGCAATTAAAAGTTTTACGCCCAAGTTGGTTTACTTAGGTTATAATTGCTTGAAACGAGGCTAAGTACGAAGTCATGAGCGTACTGAAAAGGGTTACACCTTCCCCTGCCTATGTTTCTTTCAAAGGTGCGTTAAAAAGGTAAAACTCAATGCACTATTACCAGTTCAACATTGGTGACTACATCAAGAACACTTTGCATCTTTCTCTCGAGGAAGACCTTGCATATAGGCGTTTACTTGATTTCTATTACGACTCTGAACAACCAATACCCAACGATATCCCAAAGGTTTCCCGTAGGTTAAGGTTGGGTTGTGATGTTATTCAATCTGTACTAGATGAATTTTTTGAATTGTCTAAAAATGGTTATAGAAATCACAGGGCAGATTTAGAAATTGCTAGTTACCAAGAATACATGGCTAAACAAAAAGCCAACGGTAGCAAGGGAGGAAGACCTAAAAAAACCCAACAAGAACTTACCGCTAACCCAGACCAAACCCAAAATAACCCTAAACATGAACCACTAACCACTCCCATAAACCAAGAACCAGTTATTAAAGAAGGTAAACCTTCTTTGTCTGGAACTGCGTTCCCGCCATGCCCCCATACCGAGTTATTAAAACTATGGGGAAAACAATTACCGCACCTTACGCAGCCAAGAACATGGGAAGGCAACCGCCAAGCCAACATGAGACAACGATGGATTCAAGCTGGCAAACCTTCTGCATATTCTCCAGAAGGCTACAAAACAACCGAGGAAGGGCTGAAGTGGTGGGACTCGTTCTTTGGCTACATTGCCAATGACACTTCCTTGGCTAAAGGGTTTGAGACCAAGGGCAGAACTTGGTTGCCAGACTTAGAGTGGGTGGTTAACGCTACCAATTTTCAAAAAATCATTGATGGAAAGTACGCAAAATGACATTTGCCAAACCTACCCCAAAACAAGAATCTTCTTTTGACGAAGTGCAAAAGCTAATGTGTTCTGTACCTGGTTGCCCTAGCCGTTGGTCTGTCCACATGAGCGGTGACAAGCCCAAGTGTTCTAAGCATCAATGGGAAAAAAACGCTAGCGACTACAAGCGCCCTATCGTTGCCAAGCCTGTATCACAGACTGTGCAGCAATGGTATGAGAAAGAAAACTTTTGATGACCAAAATTAAAGCCCATGCCCTACTCGACAGAATCAGAAGCGGAGAAGCCAGATTTTTGTCATTGGCTGAAACAAATAGCGCCTTGGAACGGACAGGGGACATTTGTGGACTATTTAGCGAACCACTACGCGCTAATGGCAATGAACGCTGCAACCATAGACCACGCCAGACACATGAGCAAGCTGCTGAAGTCGGATTTTCCTACTCTAAATATCTTGATTGTTCAACGGGTGAAAGTGTTAAATGAGCAAAGATGAAATGGTTGAAATGTTGAAAATAGTCAACTGCGACATAAACACCATTATTTTTGCTACCAACGCATGGGAAATGGGCGCAGAGTGGCAGAAAGAACAATGTGCTTTGCTTTGTGAAGAAGAACGCATAAATGCTACCCATTACTCAGCCCCTACCCAATCAAACTGGTTGGCTAAAAAAATCCGAGCCAGATGATTCACTATCACGGCACACCCATATCGCCCATAAAAGCGATTGAAACTATGGGAGGCAAACACTTTTGCGTGTCTTACGCTAGACCAGATGACCTTAAACGATGTTTGCGCCTTGGGCAAAGCCTAATGCTTGATAACGGGGCATTTAGTGCGTTTACCCGTGGGCTTAAATTTGACCGCGATGGGTTTTACGAGTGGGTAGAGCCTTTGTTAGCCCATCCCCATTGGGCGGTAGTGCCAGATGTGATTGACGGAACTGTTGAACAACAACGGGAAATGGTCAAAACATGGCCTTTTCGCAAAGAATTTGGCATTCCTGTTTGGCATTTGGGCTTGCCCATATCCTATTTATTGGAATTGTGCGACACATGGGGGCGGGTTTGCTTTGGGTCAGCCGGAGAATTTTGGCAAATTGGAACTAGCAAATGGTGCGGCAAGATG